GTCTGGGTGATTTGCATCTAGGTGCAGAACGATCGCGCCGTTTTTATATTTTCCTCCCCGTCGGAGAGTTTCGTTAAGAGTCGAATAGATTCGTCCAAATGATACTGGACCACTCGCAATGACGCCAGATTCTCTCTCGAAGCCTCGTGGGTCAAGTTCTGATAGATGGATCGCAACACCTGCGCCTCGTCTGAGAGCATGGCTAGCGAATCTCCATGATGCTTCGATTCCATTGGGTCCTTCAAGTTGGTTTTCAACATTCATAACGGTGCACGACACCGGGAGACGACCAGATGGATCATCAATCCATGCCTGTACTCGTCCAGTTCTAGAAATCAATTCGCTCATTTTACTAAATCAGATAGGTTTGGTGGTTCGTAGTTAGGTCCTTTCAATATCTTCCCGTCGCGTCGAAGGATAGGCTTGCCGTTGACACCTAGCTTAGACATATTAGATTTATGTACTCGGTCAAGTGCTTCTTCTAAATCCCAGTCCATGTTCTCTGCATATTGGAATGCAACATAGACAAGGTCAGCTAGTTCTTTGAGTTCTTCTTCATAGGTCTCAGCTACTGCTGCGTGCCTGAACTCTTTATATTCCTCAGCGATCAAAACCAGTTGCATAGTCCGGTTCGCCATCGAATTCGTAGTCCCATAAGCCGAACGGAATTCCTGTGCCTGGTCCGCAAGGCTCTTGCTCCGGACGTGTGTGTTGTAGTTCATTTTCAAGGTAGTGGATAGCTTTTTTAAGGTCTTGAGTCTTGGTAGAAGAACCTTTGTGACCGGCACGGCATACATATTTAATAGCATTGCCTAGGTGATAAGGTAATTGTTGATCGCGGATAAAATCCCACACCTCAATGTTGCCACGGGTGTAGTAGCTAGGTGAATTAGGCATAGTGTTTTAATAATTGTTTGATATTATTTCCTAGCACATAGTTCTGATGCTGTAGTGCTATGAAGATAGTAATAATGTCGTCTTTTGATGCGTGTGGCAGTTGATCCTCGAGCTGTCGCAGTTTGAAGTCTTGCTCTAGTGTTAGTTCAACTGTTGGCATCGGTGGGACTCCAGAGAATTGGTTTGGTTCCGTCATAGTCATCAGAGGTAAGGATCTTTGCTAGGCGTGCGTTCATTAGGGCATCGTCTTCTGTCAGCCCTTTTGATGCGAACGCTGAGACGACACTGTCCCAAGTATAACCATGTTCGCCAAAAAATTTTGAGCTGGTCTTTACACCGAACCCTGGTGCACCTGAGTAACCATCAGTACTATCACCAGCTAGTGTTTGTATAAGGAACCATTGCCAACCCTCTACTTCAGAGATGTCGACATGTTCTTTTAGATCATATAGACGACCTGGTATCTGTCGCATATCCTTATCAGGACTAACGATGATGCAGTCGTCGTGTTCTGTTTGCCAGATGCCAATAGCATCGTCTGCTTCTAGTGTGGGTAGTTTTACGACTCGATAATGTTTAGCTAGTTCGTTGATGACACGCTTGTATCCACAAGGTTTCTTTCTGTTCCTATGTCCTTTATAGGATGGATCAACTGACTTACGAAAGTTAGTTGAGTCACTGAAGAACAGGATGACATCAGGGTCAAAGAACTCAGATTTGATCTTATCCAAGTCTCGCTGAACATTTGCATATGCTTCACTGAATCTACTACCTACAACGATGACATCTTCACCGTAATCAATGTCGTACTCCGCGGATGCACAGCACTTGTAAACGGTATAGTCAGCGTCAATAAGTAGAGTACTCATCCCTGCCCTCGACTCATCTTGCGATTACCTTTAGGCTTAGAGTGTCGTCCCTGTCCCTGTCGTGTTGTCTTCTTGACGGCTTTGATTTGCTCGCCTTTCTTTCCGTATAGCATTAGTGGGTTTCGCTCCAGTTGATTCCTTGTTTTGCTTCAGCTCCAATTGGGATTCTGAGGTTGTAATATTCTCCAGCTGCTGCAGAGCTATATACCAAGGATGAAGATAAGTCTGCGGCGTGCTCGGAAGCACATTCGAATTGGAGTTCGTCATGAATGAAGGCGAGCTG